GACTGAGGCTATTCAGGCTGGGTTAAGAGGGTCTTTTACTCCTGGTCTTGGCATGCTTGGTTCGATGGTTACGGCTTCTGGTGTTACTTCAAGAATAGGGAACGACACGGCTCGAGCTGGAGTTGACATGGGTCTTGCTGGTTCGTATTTTGGCAAAAGGGGAGCGATGATAGGCGCTGGTGCCGGCGTACTTTCAAAGACAACTAATTACGCAGCTGGAGCAATAGCTGGTGGTGTTACTGGTGCACAAATTTCCACAATGCTTACGGCTGGATTGCCACCTCAGGCTCAAGCAATTGGAAAAGCTTTGGGCTTTGCAATAGGAACTGCAGTCGGAATATTTACAGTTCAATCAAGAAGGAAAAAAATTGCTCAAGGTATTGCTGACGATATGGTTAGGGCAACAGGGGCAAAATCCATTGAAGCGCTTCTTAACGACCCCACCCTAAGCACTTTATCCGCTACATCAAAAATTGATAGAGACAAAAAAATATACAACAAAGCAATAGAAATGTCTCGTGCTGGCTCAGGAGATAGTGCTGTTAGGGACTACCTACTCAAATCTGGCGTAATAGATAAAGACCAAGCAAAAGCTATTGATATGAACGATGGTGCTTTTATAAATCAACTTGAATCTAATAGCACGGCTTTGGCAATGCAAGGTGACGCTTACAAAAAGTTTGAAAACAATGTAAATGCACTCACTTTGGCCACTGGTAAATCAAGAGCCGAAATATTCAAATTAGCCAAAACGACCGGCGTGGACCTTTTTGACTCATCAAGGTCGGTGATTGACAATTTCACAGACATGGGCTTAGCAATGAGACAAACAGCCGACAGTATCAAGAATGCGATTCAGGACATAAGAACTACAGCCTTAAATGAGTTGGACAAAATCAGAGCAAAACGTGACGCATTCGATTCTTTGAAATCAAGTGAAAAAGATTTATTAGACCTTGGTTCTGGTGCAACCCAGGATGATTTTGCGAACTATGAAAAAACAATGTCCGACTATGTTTCATCGATGTATCCAGACGACACCAAGAAACAACTAGAAGTTTTCAAAAGTTTTGCAGACGGTTCAATGTTTACAGACCCCACATCTCCATTTTTTGGGAATAAAGGCCTACAGAACGCATACACAAAAACTGAAAATATCGGTGGTCGTTTGTACAGTGGACAAAGCAACGCACAGGTTGCATTTGAAACAGCAGCTTCAGGATATGCCTCAAAAATTGGAACACCAGGAATAAGCGGATTAATGGGTCTTGGCGATTTTCAATTCAAAAGAGGTGATATTGCCGGAAACCGTTTTAGTGAGGGAATTGCATCAGCAATAACCGGTGGGACATTTGACCAAGAAGGGTTTGAAAAATTCCTATTATCTGGAGATATGGCAAATGTAAATACTGGCGCAGAAATTGTAGCGCTGATGAATAGTAAATTTGGTACACAGTTTACCCAAGACGATGCAAAAACTTTTGAGACCACAAACAACATGCAAGCAGCAATACTCTCTGGAAGCCTTGACAAAATAGCAGGAGAGTTGCATCAACAATTCTTGGATGCTATTGCTTCAGGATTTGACTCAAGCCCAGAATGGTGGGAAACGCAACCACAATGGTGGACGGATATGCTTGCTGCTGGTTTTGTTAAGCCAATGGATACAAGTAGTCCAAGAAGGGGAATGATTGGGGATACGTCAACCTCAAGGAATTTGAGTAGAACGCTTTCCGCACATTCTCGATTTGATTCAGCATTAACTGGTTCAAGAAAGATAACAAGCGCTTTTAGGACCACGAGTCTTGGTTCTCCAAGTTCCGACCATGCAGCCGGAAGAGCTTATGACCTCACCGGCCAGAACCTAGGCCAGTACGCAAAAATGATTTCTGACTCTGGAGGGTTTGCGGAGTTCCATGGTTCCGCTAGTTCTAGACACCTGCATGTTGTTCCACCACTTGGAGACACGAGTACGACAAGGGTGTCGTCTAGGAATGGCTCGTCGTCTGGTGGTGGTGGGGTAGCCGTAGCTCCGGTAACGGTCAATGTTTATGGAGCTCAAAACCAGTCTCCACAAGAAATAGCAAGACAAGTAATTCAAGAAATTGAAAAAGCGCAAAGAAATTTCAGAGAAAGATACTAAATGGCTATCTCTAGAACCAGACGCTCTGTATCCACATCAATAATAGTCGGAGACAGAAAGCCGGGAACGGTCGTATCTACCGGCACATTAATACGCTCAATGTATCAAGCCAACATTAATGGACAAACCCAGACCGCACTTAGCTATGAATTCCCCTTTGGTATATCAACATTTACCCATGATGGAGCTGGGGTTCTGTATACAGAAATTCCAAGACCTTTAAATCTTCCACTAGTTGACGCAACCTCCCAAAAACTTGAAAGATGTAGTTTTGAATTTTTATTAGCCATCCCATATGACTCGCTTAACGCTTCGGTCGATTCACATATTGTTCTTTTGCAGGATTTTGCTACTGACGCACGACCCGTTAACTTCCTAAATGTGCATTCTGCTCTAGCTTTAAAAACATGGAATATAGATTCAATGTCATTTCAGGTAACAAGAGTAAATCGGAATGGGCAAGCAACAGCAGTTACCTGCAATATTTCATTGGTTGAATACCTTGCAAGAACAAATGAAAGATTTGTTACATTGCCAAAGTTTACCTACACGATACCAAAAGGAACAGGTTTGGCTGGAGGTACTGGAAGTGGTTCTGGCGTTGCGAGCGTTACTGGCAACGTCGCAACAATAGAAGGAGAAGTTGGCGGAAAAGTTAAAATTACTACTGCAACAAATCATGGACTTAAGAAGGGAGATAAGGTAAAAATTCAAATGACTGCTAATTTACCCGACGACATAAAAAACCTTCACAAGGTTGAATTTGTGTATGAAATATCCGAAGTTTCTCCCACGACATTTAAGTACAATAATCCAACCAGTGGACTTCGTGTGCCTTATCCTGTAATTTCACCCAAAGTAATAACGTACTCAACAACAGACAAAGCAATCAACTCACCATTTGTCCTGGAATCCAAATCTGTTGTTGTCCCGGGGTCGGCTGGTTACAGCTTCCCATCAACTAAGGGACGAGTTGACACCGACACAACAACTGCATCCACACCTCTCAACACTTTACTGGAAGCCGCAGCAAAAAGGTACTTGTATGGACTGCAGGAAAGAAATTCTACCAGATTTAGAAGTTATTTAGGCAAAACTGATTCGGAACGTTACAAAAAGGCTGTGGCATATTTGGTTAAAATTTCCCAACCTGGTAAATCAATAAAAACCATATCACTTGATGAACTTATCAAAAATACGGAATAACAATGGCACAATCAATTTACGAAGGGTATCCCTCCGAGCCAGAACCAATTATTGCTGGAAATATTAATATCCGTGCTAGGCCCATGGTTAGAACACGCCCAAAAACCGACGGTTCAACCATAATTGACCCAGCCGGCCCAAATATTTCAACTCTCATAACGGCTACTTTGTCGAAAAGGATAGGCAAACAAGAGCGCGAGATAAATCTTCCACTGTTGAGTGTAGATGGAAAAAAAATATATACCGAGGCACAAGCTTGGGCTCAATACCTAAAAGATGGTTTGCATTTGGGAATATTTGAAAGAAAAAAAATAAAATACAAACTTCCAAACGGTGAAACTAAATCAAAATTAATCGCAGTTATAGCAGCCGAAAAACTACACGAACTAGAAAAGATAAGGCTAAAAACATTTGAGGAATTAAACGCTTCTCAATATAACAGCAACGATTATGCGATATCGGACAGATTGGATATAGAAAATATAATTTCGACATTTAATATAACCGGACTCAGAAAAGATGAATCAGAGACACTTGCCAAAAGAATGACTTCCTTGACGGTAAGTTACTCGGACAAGGCGTCAACAGAGGTTTCAGTTCAGTACATAGACAGTGATTACAGCCTTACTGGCAGCGGCGTAGTTGGGGCTAGCACGGATTTTGACAGAAGGTATTTTGACCTAAGAAGAGATGTTTTGTATCGTGGTAGAGCTTACGAGATTGGAGAGGTTGCAACAGCTCCGGGAACTGGTGGCTCACCAGTTGTAAACATTAGGTGTTGGCCTAAGAATGTTCAGTTGATGAAAAGAGATAAAAAACCAGAATTAATTGCTGGAACTAATGGCTATGAGTACGCACAGGCTATTGCCAGAAAATACAGCATGCCATTTTACGGCCAAAAAACAGGTAAGCAACAAGCATTGTTTAAGGCTAGAACATCCAGCGGTGCCGACAGTTCTGTATGGACAGTGTTGACTGGGGCTGCTAGTACAAACCAATATCAACTATTTGAAGTTGATGGTCAGCTCATATATGGCTCAATGCAATGGCTTCTGTGGCAATTTGGCCCAGATTCTATTTCAAAAATAAAAAACAAAAAAACCGTGACCAAAAAATACATTGACCTAACATATAACCCAAATCCTATTAATGGCGGAGATGTCAAGGACTTTGAATTAACAACATGGCCCGACATAAGAAGGTCCGAGAATGACGGCTTAGAAGGAGATGGTACAGCTACATTAAAATCTCCAAACGGGAAATTGGTTAGACCTGGTCACACTGTTTTTTTTACCGGTGTTCCGGGTATGTTTAGGGGCGGATATATAGTTAATGGGGTTTCATTTTCCGAGTTTGATTCTCAGCCTGTTCAGATAAATTTCAGTACTCCGCAAAAACCCAAAGACCAGACAAAACCAGAAGAGTAGGCAAAATGTTAGTTCCCTCTAGTCCTCGCTACTCAATTTCAAACCCATCAAAAGCGACTAGTTCCCCATTGATTCCAAACAGCGTTTTTATTGGGAAAGTGGTCAGGGTGAGTGGGGGAGTTTTTGTAAACATTCCAAAACTTGCACAAAACCAAATATTTGGTCCATGTAAAGTTTTTTCACGATACCCATCAATCGGTGACGGAGTCTTGGTTGGTTTTCTTGATGGAGCACAAACCGAAATTGCCGTTTTTGGTGCCCAGTCAACAAATAAAAGAATAAGCGGGGTGGATGACCCAATCCTGGCAACGGATGCTGCAACAAAAAAATATGTTGATGATGAGATACTTGAACTTAAGGCCTGGGTGCAGGCGAATTTTGATTAATGATGGGAGAATGAATATATGCCTATGTTGAAATTTCCACTTACATTTGACCAGTCTGGAACTGCTGAATTAATCTACGACGGAGATACAGCTCAATATGACCAAGTTATAGCTCTAACGTTGCGAACCACCCCAGGTGAACACCCGCTTGAGCCATCGTATGGGACAATTGACCCAACATTTGAATCTGGAGAACCAAAAGGGCTTAGGCAGTCAATTAATTTTTTTTGGCCTGAGATAATAATTACGTCAATCGATAGAGGAAGACCAGATTCAAGTGGTGCGGATAGAATAAATGTCTCTTATGAATTGTAGGAAAAATGCCGTCTCCAGACTTTAGTACATATATAAATTTTTCTGGTTTTGATGAACAGCCAGCTTCGGTGTACCAAGATGCTGTCACATACGCCCAAACCGCCTTGCCTGAATTCAACCCGCGGCCTGGCACAATAGAAGACGCAATTCTTCAGGCTGGAGCATATGTTGGAGCTCTTTCCATAGGTGCAATAAACAGACTTCCAAACGGCCTAGTTGAAGGCATTCTGAAAATTATGGGTGTTACAAGAATAGAATCAACTGCAGCAACAGTTGATGTAGAAATTGAATTTTTTGATGCAGGGCAGACAGTAGATGCTGGAACATCGTTTGTATATGACTACTTTGATGGCTCGCAAGTAATACAGTTGCCATTCATTTTAGATGATGCTGCTACAGCTGCTGGTGCTGCAACCACAGTAACCGCAACATTGACATCATTGATTAATGGAGTAATACCGTCAATATCCATAGGGACACAGTTTCTCCCAGCTTCTCCAAGCTCGGTAATATTTTCTTGCACAACCACATCAGTTGTTTCTCAGGGTGACTCAAGCGAAACAGAAACTCAATTTTTGAATAGAGCTGCAACATATCTTCAGTCTCTGAGTTCAACCTTGAATACTGCGACACAAATAGAAAACTATGTTCTTCTAAATTACTCAAATGTAAAAAGATGCAAAGTTTATGACCTTGTTCGCCCAACTGCATTTACTGCAACATCAGCTAGCGGGTATCACTCCGGAACATCTGCAAGCGCATATGTCAATCAGGCATTTGCTTCTTCCGCTTCTGCCCACCCTGGAACAACATACAGAATGATAACTCCAGAATTTTATGGAAACTCAACATATTCTGCTATATTCCCAAGTGGTATATATACGACCACATCCAACAGTCTTACCCTTAATGCAGCCCAGTCTTTAATAACCTACACAGACAATATTTCTTCAACATCATCGGTAGGTGAGTTTGTCGATGTTGTCATGATGGACACTCTTCTTTCAAGCTATACAGAAAACAATGAAGAGCCTGGATATTTTGCAATTTTTGTACTTGGAGAAGATGGAATCCCAGTTGGAAGAGATACAAAAAATACAATTAAATCGGATATTGAGTCTCGTGTTGCTGCTGGATTGATTTTTGATGTCATTGATGCTTCTGTTTATTATGTGAATATAGAAGCAACAATTTCGGTAAGAGCTGGATTTAACTCAACCACGGTTTCAACTGACGTAAAGACTGAGATTGAGTCTTTTGTTTCTCCAAATCAATGGCCGCAGTTTGATTCGTCGTTAAGAATATTTGACCTAGTTGGAAAAATATTATCAGTTGACGGTGTTCAGTACGTTTCGGACGTTAGTACATCAATTCCACAGTACCCAGATGTTCCATATGGAAATAATCTATTGGTTTCGGAGGTGTCAGTTGGGGCAGCGCTTACGTCTTATGAATCCTTATATGCAGGGAGCTTGCCTCAAGCCATTGTCGAAATTGTTGTTTTGTAATGGCTTCAGTTTTTAATCGTCTTACCGGTTCAGCGGAGACACTTGATTCGCTTGGTGGTTCTGGCGAATGGTATATTTCTGGTGCATCCTATACAAATTTGTTGAGTTCGGAAATAAGAGTCGGCAGTGAATTCAAACAGATTGAGCTGACCCCGACAGCAAGCGCATGTTATGTGCAAATAGATGCAGTAAACATGGACCCTTCGGATTACAAGTACGCTGCGCAATTGACTTTTGGCGCAAGCATGCCAGCGGGCGGAGACATAAATGTAAAGATATTTGATGATGGTAGCCAAATTGAGTCATTTGGTGTAACAAATTTTGAAATTCCACCAGCAACAAGTTCTCTTTATTCTAGTTCTTTAGCAAATCCAGCATGGAGAGTTTATAGAACAACCGAAATGTATGTTCCAAGCTACAACAACCCAAATCCGGTTGTTTCTATTCAAATAGAATTTATTCCAGATAGTCAATCAGACAAAATATATTTTACTAGTCCGGTTTTGTGTTCATCTGTGGACGCCGGAAGGCTTGGAGAAGCCTTACTGCAGATGATGAGACACATCCCCAACGAGTATCTTGATACCGAAGAATTACAGCAAAACCCAGATTTTGCTTTGCAACGTTTTGTTGATGTTGCTTTTGAGGGTCTCGACAGAGCCCTAAAACAGTCTTTTTCTTTTCAACATTATGATATTTCTGAAGGTTACGACGAAACCAATGACCTAACAAAAAGCCATCTTGTAAACCCGGACGTAGCAGACACAGACGAACTAAAATGGCTTGCTCAGTTTACTGGAACTGAACCAATTTCAAAACTTGAATCAAGCCTAGACCCATCAGACGCATTTGTTCTTGGAGCAACCGAGGGTGATGGTTCTAGTACTTTGAACGGAGGGGATGCTTTGAGATTTACCACATCGGCACTCCTAGAACCACCCCAGAACACGGCCGAACTACAAAAAGAATTCTTGCAGTGGCAAACAGAAAATGGTTATTACGGTATAAATTCTGGCTCCGTAACCGCAATCGAGGAAGCCGTTAAAAGATTAATGATTGGGGATAAAGAAATTCAAATAACTCTTCAGAACAATGGACCATTTACGGTTTTGGTAGAAACACCATGGGAGCAAACATACGGCGCATCTGAGGAAAAAATTGGAGAATCTCTTAGTGTTGTTAATGAAGCTATTTATTACGCCAAGCCAATCGGAGTCAAAGTAACGCATGTATTAATATAGGAGACACATGGACGAAGATGACAAAAAAAACACAAAATACGACTTTGATTCTTTTGTTCGTGATTCTCTTCCAGATAAATTAATAGCAAATTTTATAATTGTTGCTGAAATAGTTACCGAATCTGGAACGGAGCTTTCAATATCCTGCTCAATGTCAATGACCCCATGGCTTGCATCTGGGATGCTTCGGTCTGCTGAGGATATGATATTGAGCGGAGAAAATAGCGTCTTAGATGAAGGTTTTGGCGAAGAAGAATAGTAGGCATAGTCGCTTTAAAAGCAAGATTATCAATATAATTATCTCGGATAATGCTTTACTGTGTGACCAACTCTTTCGGGGGTACTATGGGGTTGCTGGCAATACCCCCAGCAAGGAGAAAAAATGAATTCAGCATTTATTAAGCAGGCAGTTGAGCAAGCAGTCAAGACCTTTATTACAGCGTTTCTTGGTGCATGGGTTGCAGCCGGTTCTGATTTTGATGCATTGACCGACTCTGCAAACCTAGAAATCGGTGTTACCGCAGTCGTGGCCTCCATGGCAATAAGCATGGGATTGAAGAAAGTTGGAGCAAACAAGAACTCTCCTTCAGTTCTATAACCAAACTCATTTCTTGGCAATATTGCCTTAGGGGTTCCATTTTGATTGAGGCAAATAGCCTAAACTCTAATAGGTGCACACCTAGGAGAGTCTGTCCATGATTGCTGGAATTTACAACATGACGATAGAACAAGGGTCGACTTTTGGACGCCTTATCTCTGTTGAGCAACCAGACCTAGTAACAGACCCTACGGGTGCAACTTTCGAAAATTTTGCGTTGTCTGGTTTTACTGCTCGGATGCATATTCGTAGAACCATTGACACAACAACTCCAATGATTACCTTAACTACAGAGAATGGTCGAATAGCTATTAATCCCAACATTGCTGAGTCGCCTACTAAAAACAACGAAATTTCTTTGAGTATTACTGCCGCTGACACAGCAACCATTACAAGCAGTGGTGTCTATGACCTAGAAATCATAAGTACTGGTGGGACAGTATCAAAAGTTATCCGCGGGGATGTCACTTTGATACCCGAGGTTACCCGATGAGCAATACTCCTAATCAGGTTTATATCAATCAGGACACCGCTAATCAGGTAATCGTCAATCAAGAGTCTCCAAATCTAGTAACCGTTAGAGCAAATTCTGGTTCAGCCAACACCCGTCGTCATGAACACGCCCAAGGCACGGCCTCTGCCACATGGACCATAACCCACACCCTCGGAGGCAAACCTTCGGTAACTATTGTTGACTCTGCAGATACACACGTATTTGGTGAGGTACAATACAATAGCAATACTCAGATTACGGTCATGTTTTCTTCGGCGTTTTCTGGAAAAGCATATCTCACATAAGGTGGAGCAAAAATGGCGCAAAAATTTCTAACCAACATTGACCTCAATCGCAATCAGCTCATTAATTCCAGCTTTGAGGTGCTTGCAAGCGACCCATCGACAAACCTATTTGATGGACGGATGTACTTCAACAGCGCCGATGGTGTTATTAAGATTTATGACTTAACCGCCGCCGCATGGCGAAAGGTCGTTGCTGGGGTTGGCGACTTCGCCGGTGTAATTGCGGGTGGTTCACACGCCACAGCACTCACCATTGGTGAGTCCAATGGACAAATCACGATTACTCCAAACCTTGCAACATCTGCAAGCGCTGGTTTGTTGTCCGCTTCAGACTTTTCGAAGCTGGCTGATGCCGCATCTGAAGCAACCGCAAGCAAGCTTGTCATAAGAGATGGAAGCGGTCAAGCAAAGTTTGGTACACCAACTGACGATGCACATGCTGCCACCAAGGCTTATGTAG